ATCAGCAGCCATCATTTCTTCAACGGTCAGAACTTTCTTGTCGGTGCTCATTCTTTACTCCTGTCACTAAGAAGAGGCCGGAACGAACCGGCCCCGGTTACGATGTCACCTTACGGCGTGAAGATGAACGCGTTCGTCAGCTTGATGGTGATGTCCGCCTGTAGAGCGCCATCTACTGGGGCTTTGGGAGCGATCCCAACCACGTAGCCAGAACAGTACCACGAAGACCCGTCAGGGTAGATGCCCTGCCACAGATCGCGTGTGCCAGAGTTCCACGCATAGATGAGACCGCTTGCCTTGCCATGCGTGGTTTCACCACTCGGCAGAAAGTTGATCTGGAACGTCAGATCACCCTTCCTACGAACACCGAGAGCATACGAGTCATCAGCATCATTCTGATTCGTCGTATCGAACGTGTTGCGCTGCAGAGCGGGCATCGTGATGTCCCGAAGTTCTGCAACGGCAGTACCATTTCGCTTCAGAATGGTACCTGTTGACGTGATCGCATTGCTCATCCCTATGCTCCTTTTCTACGATGGCCGCCTCACCGCCATCACGTTGAACGCGACTTGTGCGCGTCCGTTGCTATCGAGGCCAAGGTCAAACGGTTCCTGCATGGGAGTCAACGAAAGATAAAATGTACTCCCAATAACCTCATTCCCAACAGTCACGAGTGCATCATATGCTTTGCGCGCCATATCTTCAGCGGCATCATACGCACCAGCAATTACTCTGTCACTATCATCACCTGCCCGCGCCACAATCTGAATTGCTGGACGATATGTTGCTGGCATTGCAGTGTTGTGAATGAACTCTGGGCCCGTGCCACCAGTTTCCTTCACATGAAGATATGGACCTGTTCCCGTTGGGATGGTCGACTTTGATGACGCAAATAACGACACACCTGATTCACCCACACCTTGAGCAACAAGTCGAGCGATGATGTCATTAGAAAGTGAAGTCATGACAGCATACTCTTGTTGAACTCAACGCGTTTTGCAATTCGCTCACCCATTGTAGGCGCAGATTCCATGAGCACTGATTCGAGAAACTTTGCCTGCCCAACTTTGTGATTTGCCTCGAGGTCTTCATGCACGATCACCGCATACTTTTCAGCGGCGCCGCCATACACCAAGTCCACCGACGTGCGGCCCCATTTCGTCTCTGGCTTCAGCACATGACCTGATGCACGTAGTGTACCCGTGTCAACAGGAACACGCTTCTTACTCTCGGTCATCTCGATTTGTGCTTCTTGAAAAAGCGCCATCTCTTCTTCTTGTGGAAAACGTTTTGCGAGACGTTGAAGTTTCGCTCGCATCTCGTCCCCACCTGACATCGTGAACTTAGCCATGAGCCTTCACCGGATACATGACTGCCCGTTCAAGTGCTTCGTTGAACGCCACGCCGATGTTTTCCCAACGATACCGCGGATTTGCAACCAACTTAAGGCCAGCTTCACGATACGCTTCACGTTGTTCTGGCTTGTAGTAAAGTTCATCAAGTGCTTGCAAGACGCCGTCTTTGTCAGGAAGTCCACCAATGACGTTCACCTTGTTGGGCGTCACAGAGAACGTTGTACATGGCACCTTGATAGCGGCGTCTTCGCACAGTTCACCAAGTGCAGACCAGTCCGGCACAATCTGCGGAATCCCACACGCCATACCTTCAAACGTCGGGAGGCCAAAGCCTTCGCCTTGCGTGGTGGTTAGCATAACATCGAATGCACGATACGTAAGAGGCAAGTCAGCTTCACTAACACCTTGACCTACATCAGGTTCAGCAAGAATGAGGTGATTCGCAATCCCGTAGTACTGCGCCAACTGCTTGACGTCATACCCTTGGTCACCAGTAGGTGCGGTATGAAAGAACAAGTACGCATTGTCAGCTTTACGTGTTCGTAGCCATTCAGCAAAGTACTGTACACACAAATCGAATCGCTTGCGTTGCTGGTTACGATTCACGTTCCCGATAATGAATGCGTCATGCAACTTCGGAGATAAACCTAACTGCTTTCGTGCCTCGAGTCTATCACCCGGTGTATACGTGTTAAGGTCGACACCTAGTGGCACAACTGCAGATTCACCAGAGTAGCCACCAAGTCGTGCTTCGACTTCAGCAAACTTTGTCCAGAACACAGCCATCGCAATGCCATTCATTCCACGTCCACGACAATTCTTTCCATCCACTGCCACCTTCGCAACCATCGGAATATTCCCAGCACGCTTGAGGTACTCAGGAATGTTCCACGGGTCGTTTTGCACGACGAGCAAGTCTGGTCTTAATTGCGTAAGTAGTGTAGCCATTCGCCCAAGACCAAAGATGTCACCACCCGGATAGCACGGATATACGTGATACGGATAAGGGTGTGGATCACCGTAATAATTAATGCCTAAAACTGACACATCCCAATCACGTCGCACAACCTCGAGGATATGATGTGTAGCTCGAGCGAACCCAGTTGCAACACACGCATCTCCTATCCAGAGCAATTTGCCATTCATACAATCCTGTTCCAGAAGCCCTTGGCAATGATGCCCCAATTGAACTTCTGTGCGAGATACTCTCGCTCTTGTAGTGTCACCGGCGCAGGCCGGTAGGCTAGAAGATCTACGAGATACTGAACCAGCTCATCGCCGGACGATTCGGGGATGAACACACCATGACCCTCATACCACTGAGTCATGTCTGGACGATCAAAAAGCAACGGCCGCGCACCACACATCAAACCTTCGAGAGCAGGCAACTCGAATCCCTCAACATGACGGAGACCCGAGACCCACTCTGTGCGACGGTACAAGTAAGCCAGTGACTCATCTGAAATGTTATGCACAAACTTCAAACGAGGTGGCTTACAACGCAAGCCTTCAACACTATCTGGACCGAGGTGAATGTGCTGCAGATCATACCAGTCAGCGGCCATCACTACTTCCTCGATGGCCTCTGCATTCGGTGCTGACACATAGCCTGATGTCATCACACCAACATCACGTCCATTACCGAGTGTGCTATTTCTGAACGTCTTATCGACACCCAACGGTGCGAAGTAGAAGTTATACGAACCTTGTGCATACGCCATAAGGTCGTAATAACTCCACACCATCGTTGCTTTGTTCCAACGTTCGAGCCAATACTCCAGTGACCCACCTGCCGTGTGCAAACAATACTGGTTGATAATGTGCGGATACGAAGGCGACTCCATTTCACCTATGACGTGAAGCAGTGTGAGGTCAGCCTCTTCTTGGTTCTCAACGACTTGCACACAATCGGGTGCACGTGCAGCCAAGGCATCTGCCACACGTGTCATGGCTCGGCTATATAGACCTTGTGGCTTGAGAAATACTTTCATCATACTCCTACGTTCACCCAACCTACGTTGGGTAGGAGAGTCTCAAAGTTACCGAATGCATCACGAATGACATCGGCAACATGAGGTATGTTAATGTCGTGAAACACAATCACGCCTCGTCCACGAAGAATACGTTGCGCAATCTTGATGTCAGCTCGCACAGCCTCAGAGAGATGCAAGCCATCAATGAAGAACATATCCACGAGCGGAAATGGTTCAACCAGTTCGCTCAATGGTGTGACGTTCTTTGGCAACTGTGGCCATACGTGTGCATGCACCCATGGATCACAATCAACTGTGAACACGTGTGCAGCCGTCTTAGCCATCGCGAGTGTAGAACACCCGAGACCCGTGCCAATCTCCGCTACAATGCGGCCATGCGCTAGGGCTGACAGTAATACTGCCTCGTCTGGTGCCACACTAATACGACGAGATATCACACCGTAACCCGGTTCGCCCGGATCATCATAACAACGCACGGCACCATTAGCGAGTATTTCGTAGTTCACGTTTGCATCACTCTCAACGTTGGGTCAACCCAAAGTGAGAATCCATTTTCCCAAATCGAACGACCTAAACCTCGCACACAATCGTGAGGACCGAATCGCACCATGCGAGCCACATCACCTCGCATCACAATGCAAGACCCAGCTGAATCAATCGAGGTCAAACCATCCACCGCTAACTCATCGTGATACGGAGGGAACGGTCCGAACTGCTTTCCGTTCTTTAAGTAACCCCACACATCATAAAAGTGGCCCATTGACGTGAAGCACATAGGCGAGATTGCGGGTACTTGTTCTGACACTTGCTTCGTGAGTGCGACCATTGTAGCAGCATCCCATACAAGGTCAGACTCAACATAAATCATCACGTCAACATCTTTCTCAACGTGGTCAAGTACACCATTACAACACCAAGAAAGAGCAGCCCAACGTGCTGGGTCATCAACACTCCCCCACGGTGGCCCACCATGTGCACGCTTGACAATGACGATGTCGAGGTCATTAGAAAGCGCGGCCAATCCGCCCCACGTGTTGTCCCAACTGTCGCCTTCAACGAGAATGAGACGAAATTTGATGTCCTCTTTAGCCAGTTCAGTTTTCAACGCGCGTGCTTGAGCGAAATACCTATCGAGGTACCCAACTGAGTTACGAAAGATGCTCCCAAGTCCGATAATCATCACGGGATCTCCGTGTGCATCCATTCCCACACACGATATGCTTCTATGGCTACTCGGAAATTGAACGACGACCGGCCAGCGATGTACCGAATCGGCACCTCAGTGATAAGCAACCCACTCGTAATCGCGTGAGCAAGTACTTCGATTTGCCACCCGTGCATCTTTGCACGATACTCGTACTGTGACAACACACGAAGTGCTTGTGGTGTAAAGGCTCGATACCCACTTGTCCAGTCCGTGAAGTGTGGACCAAGTTGAGCGCCATTACACATCATTGTAGCAACACGACTTCCGATTCGTCGTCGAGCTTGACCACCGATGTACTCAGCGCCAGCCATGAACCGACTTCCTAGCACAACATCGGCATGCTTAAGTTGTGCAAGAAGTCGTGGGGCATCTTCGGCCAAGTGCGAACCACCCGCATCAATTTGCAAAATAGCAGATGGTGTGTACCGTAATGCGCGTTCCCACGCAATGAGCAGTGCCGGTCCTATGGGCAGTTTACTTTCGGTAAACAGAACATCTGCCCCAGCACGCGATGCTTCGCTACGTGTCGTATCCCAACTGGCTGCATCAACGACAATCACTTTCTCAAATGACACACGAAGTTCTCGCACCAACTTACCAATCGTTGGTCCTTCGTTGTGCGTCGTGATGCACGCTACTTTCATGACGTCCAAACCTCGAGCATGTAAGGCAAACCAGAGTCAGGGTCAACGAGACCACTTACATCCAGCACGTCTACCTTACTCCCATCTGGCAAGATGAGCTTGTCACGCATGTCGATGGGCTCGTGTCGACCTTCCGTGCCTTGTGCAGACAACGGTTGGATAAATGTCACAGAATACGTGGCCGTGACTTCTTGTCCATTCTGCCCAGTCACTCGCTTTTGCTTACGTTCAACCAATGCCAAGTACGTAACGGGAGACGCGTATTCCGGTGCGCCTTTAGCATCTTGCCCAATCCACGGCCAGTGTATCACATCTACTTGAAGACTACTTGTGACACTGTTCGCAGTGGCGATACCCGTCTTGATGAGTGACGCTAGACTCATAGCAACTCGAAATCCGCACCTGAGTCAATGACATTCGTATACCACGAAGGCACGAGCAAATTGTGCACTGCATCCGGAATCACTTTAGCCTCGATGGTATCTTTAAACGAGAGTGAGACTGGACCCGCTCTTAACGACGTGATGCCCTGTGCCGAGACTTCGTTGTCGAGCGTGCGATCAGATACCAGAAGCTGATGCGCAAACTCAGACACCGCATCCTTCAGTGCTTGAGGAATCTCTCCCGAGGCAATGACGAATCCGTTACGGGTGTACATACCCGTTCTCGGCCAACACAACGCCTGTGTTTCAGAAGCAGGAGAGCCAGTCCACGCGTAGGCAATTTTCTCACCTTTCGCAATGGCTGCTGACTCCCCCGCCCATGAATAGTGAGCATCGATAAGACGAGTGGCTGTCACCAATGCCCGTGCCTGGTTATCAGCAGTCGGCTTCGAACCCGCGTGAAGCCGTGATGCCTGATATGCGTCATCTTCCGCAGTCGTCAAATAACTGTTTGCGTTGACGGCGCCAGGTGTAGCAACAATCGTGACAGCCATCTCTCCTCCGCCGTTAATCCGACATCTCTTACGACGTCAGTTACGACTTGGTCCCGATGTACACACCCGACTTACCATCGTAGTCGCTGCGGAAGCGAGGAACCATGATCGCCATGACGAGCCAGTACAGCGTGAACCCGTCAGCGGACGTCCACGGAATCACCGTCGGCGGCTGCCCGTTCACCATGTCCACCACGTCCGACGTCATCTGCACGAGTGCCATCTGCTTGCCCGTCGAGGTGTTGGGCATACGGTCGGCCACACGGATGTTGAGCGGGCGTCCACCCACTACAATCCGCTCGAGGCGCTGACGAATCGTGTCCGTCGTATTCACCTTGAAGTCACCGTCGAGGAGCAGGCCAGCCTTCGTCCCCACATACAGGTTGTAAGGCCCGTAATAGTTGTCCGCCTGCAGCGCCGCGATGCCCGCCATCACGTCCGTGACGATGGCCGGGCCCGTCGTCCCGATGGTGTTGGCACCCGTCCAGTCAGCCGTGAGCGCGTCGCCGTTCGCATTCGGCGCGTTCAGCAGACCCGGCGCACTATATCCGC